AACTGCTGGATTACCGAGAGTGCTCGGCTTTCATTCTGTTTCTGCGCCTCATACTGGCTCTGCGTGATGTGCTGAGTCAGTTGTTGAACTTGTTGCGCGAGTTGATTGTAGTGATTATCTTGTGGTTGTGGTTGCTCACCACCAAAGTGGGATGCGACCTGATCTAGCGGTATTTGAAACTGCTTAATCATCTGTGCCACAGCCTGAGACTTCTGTTGTGGCGTTCCAGTTCGTAGGAGTGCTGCGGTCTGTAATAGTGGCGCAATAGCCGTTGCAGGCGTTGCGTTCTCGTTTCTCAGCATCCACTCGTAGGGTTGGAAAAGGTCTGTAATCTGCTTTGCCTCGGCATCCCGACTCTTGTAGTTGTTGATGCCACGCTCAAAGTCTGCCTCTCTCTGGGCTATTGCTTGGCGTAACTCAGGGGGTGCTTTCTCCCAATGTGCTTTCATCTCTAACTTAAGAGACTTGGGCATATCAGGGGCTTGAATAGCAGGCTTTTCCTGTCTCTCAGGAGTAGGGAATTTGGGGGTTTTCTCTGTTCTAGCCTCTTTAGGCTCTTTAGTGTCTTTTTTGAGTGCCTCGCGGATTACCTCTGCTCGACTGAGAGGCTCTGCTTTCGGTTCTACTTCGGCAGATTCCGTTTTAATCTCTGGTTCTGGGGGAGTTGGGTCAATCGTGTCGGGTGCGACAACTTCGTTTTCCATTTATCTCATCCTTTTCATTTGGTCTAAAGTTAACTTAATCATCTCTTTGCGTTCTGGCATGGGGCGATTATGCAACCGATTTGCCATTTCTACATTTAAATTTGACATCTTTGTCGGTGCTATTGGCGCGCCTGGTCGGTCAAACTCTTGGACTGTTTGCAATTGACCCCGTAGACGATCATTCTGCGCTTGTTTCTTCTTGTTCCATTGCTCTTGAGCATATTTAACGTCTGAATGCCCCATCTCAATGGAATCTGTGCGCTTTAGGTGTTCACGCCATTGGGCGCGACCCTCAATCATTATCCCGTCAGGAGACATAAATGGGGCTATATCGCCCATCACAGAATATCGCTCATTAAGTGGGCCAAGGTGCTTTTCGTAAGGCTCTGACCCGTCAGATGGAAATACCCAAGTTTGTCTCACATCATCTCCAATATCATTGCAATGTCTTCTTCATCTCGCTTCAACCTAACCTTGTTTTCTAAGATTTTGACCTTTTCCATCAGCGAATCATAATCAATTTGTTTTCTGACCGCAATCTCTATGGTTTGTTCGGGGGCGGTTGTGATCTCTTCCCTTACCTCGGGAGGTAGACCAAAGATAGCCTCATGGAGTTTTTGTTTCCTCTGAGCCTCTACTTTGCGTTCGGATTCCCATTGCTTATCGCGCTTTTTCTCGTCAAAGCCAAAGTGTCCACCAAGGGGAATATCAATGATGGGTGCGCCTGCTGGCGCAATAGCTGCAAAGGGCTGTTCTGCAAAGGAATTAAAGCCAAACATTTAGAAAAACACCAAAAAATTGCCTGTTGCTGTTGCGGGTGGTGCAGTAAATATCCATCCTGAGTTATTACCACCATCTGTGGAATTAGCCCCTGCATTCCAAGTAGCCCCTCCCGTAGCCGTAGACCTACTGATAGACAAATAATTTGAATTTACAGTTCCACTTGCTTTAGACAATGTGTGACTTGCGGCAGTTGCAGAGCCAATTGTCACTAAGTTACCCGCAGTTCCATTGATGTTCCAGTTAGTTACTGTGGTTGTTGTACCAGCAGTAAAGGTAAATGTAGTCGGTTGTACAGAGTTAGAAATGTTTGTAAATGTGTTTGAGTCTGTTATGGTCAATGCGCCAGCACCAGCGTTTTGTAATGTGCAATTGAACGTAGAGCCACCCCCCACAAACGTCTTAGCGGTTGCGGCAGTCATGGAAATTACGCCTACCCCTGTTCCTGCGGTTATAGTAAATCCCGTGGGTACAGCATTATTAAATGCTGTTGCTGAAGCCGCTGGGCAAACTAAAGTTCCAGCATTAAAAGTTAAATCCTTTGTTCCTGTTGCAGTTGTAAAGTTAGTTCCAGTTGTACAAGTTTTTCCATTTAAATCTAAAGTTCCATTTGTTAATGTTATAGATTTTCCAGAAGCCATTGTTAATGCACCACCCAAACTCCATGCCCCACCTACACCATCAAAAGTAATTGCACCACTTATAGTTACACCATTTGGTGTAATTGTTTTACCTGTTGTCGTGGCTTTAAATGTAATAGCACCAGTACCACTCCATGTGGTAGTTGTGGATAAAGTCATAGACCCACTAATATTTAATACTCCTGTTCCAGCAAAAGTATGTGCAATGGTATTGGTGTCTGTTAAATCAAGACAAGAGGCTGTTCCAGATATTGTGATTGTCATGGCCTGTGCTTGATTAATAAATACTGAATCAGCAGAAGTAGGAGCAGATGCACCAGAAGAGCCCCCTGATGTTGCCGACCAATTGGTTGTGGTTGTAGCATCCCATGTGCCACCTTTACCTACCCAATATCTATTAGCCATTAAGCCTCCTCAGATGGAGATGCAGTTATTATGAAAACCCAATCATTAAACCTTTGCTGTTGTATTGCATTAATTTCGTCTTGGGTTAATCCGTGGTCATCTTCTAAAACCAAAGCATCTGCAAAAGTTCCGTACTGTGAATGAAATGAGAAGTCGATTGTTATCATATTAAGCCTGTGTAGTTACTGCAATTACATCCCAACGAGTGTTGTTGGCGTTATAAATACAACCGACATAAGTTGTTTTGCTGATAGTTGTTGCTGTTGGCAAAGTTACACCAATAACTGTGTATGTTGCATTCCAAGTCAATGCTCTGCTTGTGCCGTTGTCTAGCAATCTAAACATCAACTTGTCTCCATCAAGAGGTGTTCCTGTTGGAGCATTGATAGTGAGTCCTGCCGCCAACGCTGTGTAGGCATAAACATCACTAGCCGATATATCAGGTGTTAATGTTGATGCGGATGCGGCTGAAGTAACTCTTGGATCAATACGCTTGTTAGTTAGCGTCTCTGTACCTGAGTAAGTGGCAATAGACGCACCAGCCAATGTCGTTGCACCAGTACCGCCATTTGCTACTGGCAACGCTGTACCAGACAATGTAATTGCCAATGTTCCACTTGTTGTAATTGGTGAGCCAGTAACAGACAAGAATGATGGAACAGTTGCCGCTACGCTTGTAACAGTTCCTGTACCACTAGGTGTTGCCCACGAACCATCGCCACGCCAAAATGTTGTAGCAGATGCCGATGTACCACTACCTAAATTAGTAACAGGCAAATTACCAGTTACTTGTGTTGCAAGACTGACGTTTGCTAATGTGCCACCAAGGGTTAAATTACCACTTGATGTAACTGTGCCTGTCAATGTGATGCCGTTGACTGTTCCTGTTCCACCAACACTTGTAACAGTTCCTGCCCCTTTGTTGTTAAACGTAGTCCAATCAGCAGAACTTAATGCGCCACGATTAGTCGCAGATGCGGTAGGTACATTTAAAGTGATTACTGGAGTTGTAGTTCCATTAGCCACAGTAGAACCTAAATCAGTCCCTGATGTGCCTAAAGTAAGTGCAGATACGCTTGTTACAGTACCAGTTGTTGAATCATTGGAAGTAATCGTAAAGTTAGGATATGTTCCAGTAATGCTAGTCGTACCAGCCCCTGTCAATGCCACAGTTTGATCAGGTGCAGTATTGGTAATATTTAGCGTACCCGTTGTTGTAATCGGACTGCCCGTAATACTGATGCCTGTGCCAGCGGTGGCGGCAACACTAGTTACAGTTCCGCTACCTTTACCATTGAACGTAGTCCAATCGGTTGATGTCAAATATCCATTTACTGAGGTGGTAGCTGCTGGCATTGAAATGACAGGAGTTGTGCCACCAGTTGATGCAACAGGACTTGTCGCAGTTACCGATGTAACAGTTCCGCTAGATGGTGTTACCCAAGTAGGTGCGCTTGTGGCATTGCTTTGTAGAACCTGTCCTAACGTTCCTACTTGACCATTAAACGCTACCGACCCATTGGTGTTGATCGTCATTGCGTCCGTAGTGTTTACAGACCCATTGACAATAAAACTAATCTTTTGGCTATCCCATGACCCTAAGACTAACGGCCCACCAAATGATTCTACAAAACTAGCCAATGGCGTAGAAAACCCGTTATTTGGGTATCCCGCAGCCGAGTAACTGTAATTAGCGTTGTTAATTCCTAGTTCACCATAAGCAGTATGCCCACCATCATTGACGGCATAACTTGCATAACTCGTGTTTGCTGAACTTGTGTTTTGTAGGCTTGTATAAAGATATAACGGCTCACTTGCCGTAAACCCTGCTATCACGCCCGTATCTGTGTGAGCAGTAGCATCACCTACATTTAAAGAGCCAACATTGGTTGTGCCACTTGTGTAAGGTATCAATACCCGATTATTAGCGTCTTCATTGACTGACTTGCTTGCAGGGTAGGTAACAAACACATCCTTTGAGCCTGCGCTGAAATTGACTTTAGCCCCACCATTAGAGGATGCGTAAACAGTATCTCTGCTTAGTGTCCCCCCGTAGTAAGTCCCAATGCCGACTTCCCACTCTGTATTGCGGTTAATTGTGTAATAGGTGGTGTTGTTGTTGCCAATTACTGAAAATGATTGAAAGCCTTGTACCGCGCCACCTAAAGTAATCGTGCCTGTTCCCGTTGTTTCGGTGGTCTCCCTGACCCTATCGGCTAGGACTAGGCTCATACTGTCTCCACGCCTATTACTAGACCATCAGCACCCCTCACTACCTTCTTTGGCGCACCGAGTTTTTTAATTGCTTCGCCAATGTTTAGCATGGTTTGTCCGTGCATATTTGCCATCTGATCTTGCATCATTGCCATTTTGTCCATTGCTTGAACGATTGGTGCGCCTAACTCATTTGTAATTTGAGCGGCTGCCGCCTCCACTACGGGCAAATCAACGCCAGGGTTGCTTCCAATTCTTGCCACCATGATCTTGGTCGCAGCCTCCAGTTCGGTTTTCCAACGCTCGTATTCCTCACGCCCTTGCATCTCCCGAGCCTTGACTTGTAACTCGTTGTTGGCAAGTTGTAGGGCAAACTGCTCTTTCATCTGCTCTAGTTGCATATCTGCTTGGGCTTTCGCCTCTTGCATTTGCATCTCAAGTTGGGCTTTGCCTTGCTCAAGTTGAGCCTGGGCTTGCATTTTCATCTGCTCAGTTTGCGCTTGGGCTTGCATACGCATCTGCTCGGCTTGTTGTTCAGCCTGTAACTTGAGCATCTCAGGGTTTTGTTGAGGCGGTTGTTGTTGGGCTTGTTGTGCTTTGGCTTGTAATGACTTCATTGCTTGCTCAATTGCCGACTCTAGACCTCTGCCTGCCCTGTATCTGCGTACCAAGAATAAGAGCATCTCGCTCATCATGGGCAACATCTCAGGGGCTTGTTGCACCATCGGTAAGGCTTGACCTAAGAACAGACCAATCGCTTGGACTGCCTCGTTTGCATTCTGTTTGTCGGCTTGCTCGTCAATCTGGGCTAATGTGTCTGCTTCGACTTGGATGTGGAAGTCTCGAATAGTGCTGTTGGAGAGCATCTGCACCGCAGCTTGCAACAATTGCGGATTCTGACCCTCTGGCGTGTTCATCACCCCAGACATCTCAACAATCAACTCAGGTGGATAGAACTTACAAACGATCTGCGCCTTGATGCGGAACAGATCAGTAGCAAATCTCGCTACATCGCCCTGAGTAGCCCTTAATCTCAGGCTACCAAAGTTGGCTTTCAGTTGTTGAGCACCAAGGGTTTCGTTTGCGTTAGTAGCACCCCTTAAAATGTCTGATATTCCACAGATTTCGTAGATGGACTGCTTGACAACCTCTCGGGATTGGTAAAGTTGCTGTAAGGTCTTGATAATTGCGCTCGTATCGAGCATATCTATCGCGCCTTTTAGCCCACCCTTTTCGCTCATTGCTGCCCACGCGGTCACGGGGAACAGTTTGTTGTCCACGCCCTCTGTGAATAACCGCCCAAGTTCCTTAAACTCAGCGTTAAACACACCGACCGCCTTGCAAGCCTTCACCAATAGGTAAATGCGCTGTGTGAGGTTGTCTAGTTCTTGGGCTTGGTCTTCATATTCGCAGTAGTCTGGTACTGGAATCATCGACCCGTTTGTCGTAGTAGCCAATAAAGGCTTTGGACAAGGGAAAAACTGCTCTAACTCTAGAGGGTCATCACGCTCATCTAGTGCTTGGGGGTATCCCTTGGCAACCCAACAGACCTTCTTTGTGCGTTTGTTCCATATCTCAGCGACTTTAGCCTTCTTGCCATAGGTGGCTTTGGCAGTCATTGGGTTTTTGGAGTCTATATCGTCATT